ACGAGCGCATGATGCTGCGACTTGGTGAGAATCACCGGAGCCAGCTTGTTCTTACCATTCTCGGAGAGGCCCGCGATGGCGTAGCCGGATTGCTGCGCGGAGGGCGTCAGGCCGTATTCGGCGGGCGAGAGGCCCGACCGGCTCACGTCGTCGTTGCTCGCCTGCAAGAGCGGGCCGAGCGTCGGCGGCACGGGCGCATCCGGGGGTGGAAGCAGATGAAACCCCTCGGGGATGATGTTTCTCGCCCCTCGGGCGCGGCTGATCTGCGGCGTGTCGAGGCCCGTGGCGACCTGATCACGCTGAATGTAGAGCGGGTCATCCTTCCACATCGCCAGCGCTGTCATCAACCGTCCGAAGATCGCCTCGCGTTGCGCGTGCGTGTCGAAGCGCGTATGAAAGTGCGAGAGTCCGCGACGTGCGAAGTCCTCTTGCCCGGAGATGGAGCCGGAGTCGTAGCCCGTGTTCTCGTCATAGGTCAGCGGCGTGCGCGTATAGCCGGGATCGCCATACGGCGCAATGGTGTAGACGAACGGCGGCTCGCCATAGTCGTGCGCCACGGGGCCTTTGACGAGCTTGCCCGCAACGAACACGCCCATGTACTTGCAGTCCCAGTATTCGATGACTTCAACGATGTCGTTGAGTTGATACGCCGATCCCTTGTCGTTGGTCATCGACCCCTGCAAGACCTGCTTTTCAATCTCGCCATCTTGATCGTGATTGCCGATGAGGTCCGAGATGGACGATTGGTAGATGAGCGTGACGCGCACGAGGCCGCGCGGACCCATGAAGGTCGGGTAGCAGATCGACGGGTCGATGACGCGCATCTTGAACGGCGATCCGCCCTTCGGCGCATTGAAGTCGCAGAGCGAGCAGGTGATGATCCGCCCGTACCGGGTGATCGTCTTGGTCATCTCGATGTCGAGGTCGCCCCACCCAGAACGCGCGTGCTGGCGGCGGTGCTGGCCGTGGAGATACCAGAGGAAATCTTCTTTGATCTGGTTCTCGTCCTCGTCGAGCGGCTTCAACTTCTTGGTTTCATAGGCAGGCGGAATCGTGCCGACGAGGGCGGCGATCAACTGATCTTCGTCCGCGAGCGCGCTGGACTTGAAGGGAATCTCCGCGTCCGGGTCGAAGTCGTCAAAGACGCCCGCCGCTTCCATGCGGATGCGGGCAAGGTCGTCCTGGAAACGCCGGTTGATTGTGGTCAGCATGGTCTGGTCTTGCCGCGCCCGATCAAGCATCTCGCCCTCGGTGGGCTTCGGCGGCTCCTGCCACTTCTCGCGGTAGCGCGGCAGCGGCATGGGCGGCAGCAACTTCTCCAAGAATGTCGGGTCTTGGAGCAGCATGAGGATGGGGTTGGGTCCCATCATGTCCATTGGATTCGGCGGCGGAGCGCCGGGCATCGGCCCAGCCACGCCAGGAGGAGGGCCGCTTTGAAGTCCCCCTGGCATGGCACCAGGCATCGCGCCCATCATGCCGGGCGGCGGTCCCCCCATCGGCATTCCCGGAGGCGGTCCCATGGGCGGGGGCGGAGCCATTGGAGGCCCCATCGGTGGCGGTGGGCCACCTGCGCCCATGGGCGGACCAATCATACCCGGAGGAGGCATGCCAGGACCGCCAGGCGGAATAATCATGTTTTGACCACCAGCGAGCGCGGCAAGCAGGCCGGGAGGGATGGGGGAGACCATTTAGGTCCGTCCTTTCTTAGCCACGGAGGTAGCCGCGCTTATGTTTATTCGGCAAGATGGGTCGTCCGCTCATGCTCACGCGCACGGGCGCGGGCGATGCGAGCGCGTTCTTTTCCATGGCTCCCGCGTATTTGCGGTTGGCGGCATAGAACTCCAACGCCGTCACGCGGTCATGGCCCCACGTTCGCACGGGCGTCTTGGCGGTGGCGGTGGTTTCCCGATCCTCGCGCAGCGACTTCCAGCGGTGGTCCTTGATGGCTTCGAGCGTGCGCCTGCACGAGGGCGTGTCATTCACGTCAAGAATGTCGAGCATCCAGCGCAACGCCGAGATGCGTCCTTCGAGATAGCGAAACTGCGCGTCGTTGGAGGACCAGACATTGATGGATCGCTGATTGTCCGTCAGGCGCAGCGCCGCCGCGCGGAGGTCGCCGTAAAACGTGGAGAGGTTGCCGCCGCCGCGCGTCGTGCCAGCGGAGTCGCCCACGTACATGCGAATGCGCCGCCCATACGGGCGAAACCACTCCTCCATGATCCGCTCCTCTTCCGGCCCGTAGTCGTAGAGGCCGTAGAGCGGCTGCGCCACGATCAGCGACGCATAGAAGTCGGCGGGCATGCCGTTGTTGGCGTAGGACTCCAAGAGACCGTAGCGCCCGAGGCCAGGGTCGTATTTGACCAAGTGAAACGCCGTCATGTCGTGAATGCCGGGGTCGATGCAGAAATCGAGCGCCTCGTTGGCGGGGTCGAACCCGATGGCGATGGGCTGAATCTCCTGCGCCTTGCGGTAGATGTTCGTGCCGCCGCCCGCGTCGTAGTCGAGGTCATACTCGCGCGCCATGGCTTCTTCTGCGAGCGGACCGCCCGCGTGCCGAGCCTCGGTCTCCTCGCGCCAGATTTGATCGCGCTCCGGGTGGAGTTCTGGACGCAGGCGAATGAACGCGGGACCCGCCGTGCCCTCGCGCTGGGCGCGTTCAGCCAGGCGCGCAAGATCGCGGAATCCTGAGCCAAAGCGCAGGTCGGCGGACGAGAAGGCGATGCGGTGGTCCGTGACGGCGGAGAGCGATTGCCACACGGTCGGAAAGGCCGTGTACTTCGCCGCTTCGTCGAGGAACATGACGGTTTGGCGACCGCCGACGCCGGTTCGCTCGGTCGTTGAGTAGCCGGAGATGACGTTCGAGCGCGTAGGGTGCGCGATCATCAACTCGTTGTTGTGCTTGGCGGGATCATAACCTTCGGGAATCAACCAGTCGGGCGGGCGGATCGGCATGGCGACGGCCTTGCCCTGCACCTCCATGTCCCGCGTTTCGGGCACGCGCCGGTCGAGGCCGAGGTAGCTCTCGATCTTGACGAAGAGCGTGTCGGGCAAATTGGCTTTGTCCACGACTTCTTGCTTGTAGGACATGAAGCCCGCCAGGAAGCCGTCGAGATAGCGCCAGCCGTGAGCCGCGACCACGCAGAAGGTCCACGATCCGGCCATGCCGCGCGCCTTCTCCATGATGCCGTCGCCGCGTCCGAGCTTCGCGCTCTCGCTTCCGGGCACCGCCGCCATGATGTCCTGATACCAGCGGATCACATCAACCTGGAAGTGATACGGGATCATCGGCCACCAGCCGCGCGGACGGCCCTCGCGGTCGCGTGGCTCAAAAACGCAGCCGAACATAATCATGTCGTAGGCGGGATCATCCGCCGCCATCGCCAACACGGACTTGCGCGCGGCGAGGTCGGTCTCAATGCGGTCGCGCACGAGCAGGCGATACGCGAGCACCTTCTCGCGCCACGCCCACCACTCATCCGCGACTTCGGGAACCGTCCGCAACTTCGGGGGCAGCGCGTCAATTGAGGCTATGGCACACCATCCTTTCCGCTGAATCAATGGAGGCCATTCGTCGTCTCCGCGTTGCCTGCCTCGCGCGCATACACGTGCGGGATTTCTTCTTGCCAGTACTGGGCGATGTCGGCCAGGGTGCGGCGCTCATCCCGCGCGGCCTTGATGTCGCGGAGAATCTTGATATGCTGATCGGTGTAATGGGCGGATCGCCCGGCTCCGAGCGCATGCGGGAGCACGCCGAGATAGACGTAGCGATAGATTTCGCGGCGGGTGAACCCCTCCGCCATCAGCGCGTCGATGGTGTAGGTGCGCAACGAAGCAGACATGCAGGACCCCGCCCTTGGCGCAAGAATGGCAAATGACGTGTCGTGGCCTCGAAATGATGGCACACGTCCTGAAAAGACCGAGGAATTAGGTGGACGAGTTCATTCGCACGGCGGGCGGCGGCGTGCAGCCGCGCACGGTGAGCGTCGAGGAAATGGAGCTTTTGCTGCGCGACCTCTTCGCCAACATCGAGCCGCACCCGTCCGTGTTGCTCATGTCGCTCGACACCAAGCGTCGGTTCCATCGCATCCTCGCGGAGATGGCGAACTTCACGCGCATCCACCGCGTCGGCAGGGCGCGGATTCGCTTTGCGCGCACACGCAATGAGCAGAAGGTGGCGATTCGTCGATGCGACTAATCGCGGAGGGACGACGGCCCGAGGACATTCAGCCTTGGTGGACGCAGCGGAACTGGTCGTGCTCTCGTTGCCATGCGGAGGTGGCGTTCGAGCGCAAGGACCAGAAGAACATCGCCATCTGCGGCATCTTCTTCAAGCACATCTGGGCGGACTGCCCGTACTGCTTTCGCAACACGAAGTTCACGGCGATTCCTGAGCCGAGCTTCGATGATTACTTCTAGGAGTTGTGATGCCAAACGTCTTGCACGCGGACAGCACGGATGAGGATGTTCGGCGCGTCATGTGGGACGTGATGAGCACGAGCGAGGACGCGCTGCGCTACCTCAACGACTGTGTGCTCGGAGACGAGGAGCCGAACTGGGCTATTGTGGCGGCGGCG